AGTCCACTGATGGACAATCCCACCCCTCGGTTAATAACATGGAGTTGCACAGAACGTCGTAGCGGCCAGCGTCAAAATCTTGAAGGATCTTTGTCCTGTCGTCGCTTTCACCGTTAACCTCGACGGCGTTAAAGCCTTTTGATTTGAGAATTTCGCAAAACTTCTGGCTGGTTTTGATTAATGGAAGAAACACAACGGTTTTCCGGTCCGGGCAATGCTGCCGCATTTCTTCCGCGATTTGGTAAAGGTACGGATCAAGAGCGGTCCCGAGGTCTGCTGCCTTGAAATCTCCGGCCTGTTGACCTACTCCGGTTAGGTCAAGTCTGAGCGGGATTGTCTGGGCAGATATGGGACACAGGAATCCTTCTTTAATTGCTTTCGGAAGTGAATATTCATACGCCAGTGATTCAAAATAAGATCCCAGGTTACGCATGTCTCCGCGATCCGGAGTGGCTGTTACACCAAGAACATTCGCATCTTCAAAATATTGAAGAACACGCTGGTAACTGTCGCTGATGCAGTGATGGGCTTCATCGACGATGATACTGCCAAAATAATCAGGGTCAAACCGACTCAGCCGCTTTTCCCTCATGAGTGATTGGACGGATCCTACTACTACCCGGAACCAGCTGCCGATACATGACGATTCAGCCTTCTCCGTGGCGCACATAAGTCCAGTTGCCTTCGCAAGCTTGTCAGCAGCCTGGTCCAGAAGTTCGGCCCGGTGAGCGAGGACCAGCACCCTTTCGCCGGCCCTCACCCTATCCTCAATGACCTTGCTGAACACAATTGTTTTACCCGTGCCCGTTGGCAGGACCAGCAAGGTTCGCCTTACTCCCTTGTCCCATTCAGTCAGGATCGCATCTTTCGCTTCTGTCTGATATGGACGGAGCTCTACCATCAGAACCTCCCCGGCACAAATGCCTTATCCTCTTTCGGATAGAAGCGCTTGATCTCGTTGGATTGGCGATCCTCGCCCTGGTCGTTTTTCCAGTTTCTGATTCCTACCTTGCACCTTCCAGTTGATCCGGGGACGGTAGTCCAGTTCATTTGTAGCTTTTCGCCCCTCTTCTTTTGGCCAATCGCACCAAAGAATGCCGACAATATGCCCTCGGTAGATGTGTGAAGAAAAAGATTGTGCTTTAATTCAACTGCCTTATCTGTGGCCAGTACCTGGATTGTAACAATGGCCTTGTTGCATGGGGGCAATTTGTCGCTTCCTGCGTGCCTACCCCGCTCAAAACTGATCACTCGAAAATCATAGTCGCCTTCCTGCAACGGTTCATTCCCGTCGCGCTCGATTGTGTCGTCCCAGTTAAGTTCTCTACCTGTTTCGTTTGCCATTTCCATATCCTCCATTTTTTATTTATTAGTATCAAAGGGTAATTCGCCATCATTTTGGCGGGCTTTGATCATTTCATAGACTTGCGTCCAGGCTCCAACGAGAACGCCTGCGACAAAGTCCGAATCATAATTTGCAATGGGTGTGTTATTTGGGTAATAGCCTTTTTCTGCAACTACTGCCTGGATCTCCTCGCTGGATACATGATTGGCCTTCATCAGATCCGCAAGTGCTGCCGGAATGTCAGAAGCCTTTGGTTGTTTTGGCGATTGTGCCAACTGTACCAACTGTGCCGGAATCGTAGCTTGTGGGGGAGTTGGAACAGGGGCAGGCGCAGAAACAGACTTAACGGCCTCGACGGCGGGTGAAGAGTTTATCAAATGTGCAATATTGGCATATTCAAACGGCAGCTCAGGCGCCAGGTCATGGCGATTCTTCGCATCCCAGCAAGGATGATGAGTTGTGTACATGACCCTGCTGCCGCCCTGGGCTTTGTTTTTTCCCTTCTGTGCGCCCTGGTTGTCAACGTTGACCACGATTGTTTTGTAGTTCGCGAACAGGACCATGTCCGCCCATTCCTTGACAAGCGCTGAGGTTTTCTTTTCAAGCTTCAATTCCCAGCGATCATAAGCACCCATTTCGTCTGGTTGTTCAAATTTCCGCATCTGAGCATGTGCTGTGATTACAATGTTGATACCCATCCCAATCAAGTCGGTAAGCATGTTAAGAAATTTGCCAAACTCCTCTTCGAGATAGGTGTATCCCTTGCCATATCCAAAATCTTCTATGCCCTTGACCTGTGCTCTTGCACAAATGAAATCCGAACAAAGCATTTCGGCCCAGTCTCCGGTATCGATAACCAGCGTTCTGCATAAGGCCGGATTCTCCCTGACATCTTTGACCAATTCGAGCAGCATCGTCCAGCTGCTGGGCTTCTGGGTCCGGGCGACATTCATGTGTGTGGTACTGCCTTCCGTATCGATAAAAAGTGCTTCCGGGAACTGTGACGCAAAAGTTGACTTTCCGATCCCTTCCGGACCATAAACAACGATCTTTTGAGCGGAATTCACCTTTCCTGTAAAAATTTGAATCATTAGAATTTACCTGCCTTCCATGTTGATTTTGTTTCTGGCTCCGCTGCAGCAACTGGCGCTTCTTGTCCAACAGAATACCCATCCTCAATGATGATGCTGCACTCATCACCGGTGCTTACCCTGGTTGCAATTGCCTGCAACCCTTCGGACTCAAGCCATTCGCCGAACCTGTGAAGCTCGTTTATGTCCATCTGTTCAAGCTTGTCCAGGAGAACGAATCCGCAATTCGGGTTTAAGCTCCTGACGATTGCAGTTGAGACGATCAATTGATCGGCGCTTGACATGTTGTCCCATTGAAACCCGTTATATGTCAGTTCGCCATCCTTGACAGACAATCCCGGCAACGGCAACTTCGCGCCGTTCAGAAGATCAATCTTTGCCTGCCGGATGCCATTAATCTTGACGGTTAGTTCGTTATACTGTTCCTCGAAAGTTCCAGCATCTTCTTCGGCCTTGTCCTTGTCGAGATTCGCCCGGACTTTTCGGTTGATGGTTTCAATATTGGTAATGTTTGCCTCAAGCTCGGAAGTGGATTCATCATGCAGGTCGAGAGCAGACTTTCTAGCCGTTTCCAGGTTGTTCATAGCCTCAGCCAACTTGAGCTGGAGGCCCCGAATATCGTCTTCAAGCTTTTCAACTTCCGACTGATACTTTGTCATGTTCTGACGTTTCCGGTTATTCTCGCCATTCTTTGCAAGAATGTCCTGCTGCTGTTTAATCAGTTCCGAAGCAGCTATCGGCTCTTTTGGAGCGTCCGGATAGTATGGCTGCTCGGCGGCGAATTTCTTTTTCTGGTCCGCAATCTGTCCGATTGTAAGGCGCCTGTTGTATAGCTCTGCTTCCTGACTCTCCAATTCATACAATTGATTGCCGACCCCGATAATCTGCAGCAAGGTCAGCGCCTTGTCCTTGCCAGACTGTCCCATAAACTTTGGCAGGTCCAACGCCAGGGCTTCAACAAAGCTGTTCAGCAGTTGCTGGCCTCCCTTCTGGCCGTTCGGATCAATAACCTTCAAGTCGCTGTTCTTGCCCTTTCGTTCGACGATCAGCCCATTGGACATAACAATGTGGAGACTCGGCGGAATAACGGATCCGTCTCGTTGCGGTTCGCTTGGGCGGTATTTATCGCCGCCAAGAACCCACGCAATGGCATCCAGAACAGATGTTTTCCCTTGCCGGTTGTTGCCACCAATAACTGTCAGGCCGTTGGCGGCAGGCTCCATTTTGACCGCCTTGACTCGCTTGACATTTTCTATCTCGAGCTTGTTGATCTTGATGTTCATTCGTCCTCATCCTCCAATTCGTCATCGTCTGGAGTGAATGGTGATTCCTGTAGCTCTACAAACGGCAGCGCTGCCTTGATGGTCTTGCTGGTAACCTTACAGAGCGTCAGACCCGTTTCTTCGCAAATCTTAATCAGCTGGTCATAAATCTCGGTAGTAACGCGAATCTGCTGCGACGTTTTTTCTTTTGCAATCTTTGGGATTTTTTGGAAAACGATTTTTTTCACTTGTGATTCCTCCTGTGATATAATGTTGGTGATAACTCTTGTGTCGGGCCGTCTGTTCTAGCAGCGGCCTGTTTTTATTATTTCTTCATCTTTTTCATCGCCTCCCATTCCCTTTCCATCCGTTTCCACTTCTGCCGGCAGTCCTTCTCCGTGCGATGTTGCCAGATCCAGCGGATGACGAAGATGTAGTATTTAATGCGTGTTATCATGGGGTGCCTCCTGCTGCGTGGCTAGGGGCGGCCAGTTGGCCGAAGCCTCTCTTGTGAGCGGCCTCCCGCAGTCCGGACAAAACCTTGCCGGATCGACCGGACGGCCTTGAGTCGCCTCTATTGGATCAACCGTCCAGACGTCCTCGCAATAATGTTTCGTGTGCGGATGGTTCACAATGTGCATGGCGATGGCGGCAGGGTCATGGTTAATGGCGATATCGACATAACGGCCAAGCGCCATTTCTATTCCGGTTGTCGCGCCGCCCCCGCCCGCAAAGTTGTCAATGATCAGCCCCATTATTCGGCCTCCATCTCAATCTGCCTCGATGCCAGCGCCGTCTGATAAGCTCTCTCGCACATTGGCAGATATTGGCAAGTCTTTAGAAATTCCGTCCGGCCTTTCGGGTAGATGTATGCGCTGCCGATCGGCCGGTAGTATGAACAATCCTTGCAGAGCAGTTTCGTTTCCGATTCGGACAAGTTGAATTTGAACCCGTAATTTTTCAATGCGTTTATAAACTTTTCAGGGGCATCGGGTTCTGGCATATTGTTCGGCCTCCTCGACAATCCACACTTTCAGATCGTGGTGGCCGTTCGGCGCCGTCCAGTCAAGCGCCTCCTGATGGTCTGAGAAAAACAGATCAAGCCGGTTCCCGGTATAGTTGCCAGTGTCTTCAACTGTCCGGATACCGACCGATTCAATATAGATTCGCGTCCCTCGCGGCAGAACATCGTAATCGGCGCCGACTGTGCGGCCCTCTTCCGGATATCTGCCGTTCCACATCTTTTGTCCTGACCACTTACCGCAACATTTCGGGCAGGGACAATAGGCTGTGACTTTAAAGGTGCCGATTAATTTCATGTTCGCGGTCTCTGCCTCGGTCGTTTCCGTCACCGCCGCCTTGGCCGGCTCTGTTTCAATCACGGTCGTTTCGGTGATGCCCGGCCAGGATTCGACCGCCTCGGATATCCGGATCACGTCTGCGTCCAGCTGGCCGATCCGTGCGTTCATGTCGGATTGGGCGGTGCGAACCTGGTTATATGCCGGGATAAATTTCTCGGTCGTCATGATGAAGGCAAAAACCAGCCCGATCAGCAGCAGGATGATGCCCACAATGAACAGGTCGAGCCATTTGTCCTGACTGCGATACGAGTCCAGACGGCGCCCGGTGTGGTTGTTTTCGATGGTGGGATTGACTCTTTTTATTCGCTGTGATATTCTTTTCATGTGACATAACCTCATTTCATTTGGCCGTCCGGCGATAACGGGCGGTCTTTTATTTATTCTGAAAGTACCTCGCTATCGTTTCATACTTTCACCTTCTTCCCTTCCCTGGCCGCTTTCGTCCATTTCTGGACCAAATGATTGCAGTAAGCCGTCCAGTCATTAATGATCAATTTCCGGCCGGTCTTCTTGGCTTCGATCTTTTCGGCTTTTGCGAATCGCCAGGCATAGGCGAACAGGCGTATTTGGCGCCATTTTGATTCAGGCCAGTGCAATCTACGCTTGGCTCTTCCGATTGTCCGTGTCAGGCTGCTCATCTGCGGGTACCTCCATTCTGTAGCGGTCGATGACGGCTTGCTTTCTGAGGCGGGCAAACGCTTCCTGCGATTCAGTGCCGCCAAGAATTTCATATGGATAGCCTTTTTCGAGTTCGGCCAATACGGCCAGTTCTTCGCGAGTGAACGGTGCGGCGTTTCCCGTCATGACCGCCGTGAATTTTTCGATAGCGTTTACGGCCCGGTCGATCTGTTCGGCGACGAGCAGGATGGCTTGATCGTTGTAGAGCGGAAATTCCTTGCGAAGCTCTTCGTAGCGTTCAATTATTGTTGGCATATCAATTCCTCCTTATTGCTCGCCCCGGAGATACCGGAGCAGCTTGACCTTATTGACCAGCCGGTCGGCTCGCTTGCCCGGAATCAGCAGGGGGAAGTCCGGCGCGTTGAATATCCGGCGAGCGTCTTTCAGTGTCATGCCGGTGCATCTGGCGACATCGTTCACGTCGAGCAGTTCCGGCCAGTTTTCGCATGGCGTTTGTTCTGGCATGGCTGGGTACCTCCTTGTGGTATAATTTTGTTCATGTGTGGCTACGGGAAGGGGGTGATAAAGATGGGTGAATACGTTGAATTGCGTCATCCAGTTGAAATACGGCCAAACCTTGAGCAGGTTTTTCACGAACTGGCAATAAGCTGGATGGACAAGTACGGTTTTGGAGCACAACTCAGCCCGGAAGAATATTGTCGAAAGTACGATGATACAATTAACAAAATCCGAGCCGAGTTTGGCAAACTGCATGAGCCGTCAGTGCGTCCTTTGGTCTAGCAGATAGCGGGCAATCGATGCCATAGCGTCCAACTGTGCTTCGGTTGCCTGCCTGTCTTCCGCGATGCGGATTACGAAATCAATCAGAACCTGGGTCATACTTTTGGATTCCTGGTTGTCTGGCATATGTGTGTTCCTCCCTTCTTCTGAAATGCCGCCTCCGGGGGCGGTTGGTTAGGCTGATTTCTGGCCGTTACGTTCTTCCGTGCGACCGAGCAGCCAGTCGGACGTGCATTTGAAAAAATCACAGAGAGTGTTTATTTTTGACATGGGAATTTCCGTTGCGCCCGTTTCCCAGTTTTTGATTGTTGCTCTCGTTACCGAAACTATTATTGCCAACGATTCTTGAGTCAATCTCTTTGCCGCTCTCTCCTGCCTTATCCTGTTTTCCACAAATTAGCCCCTCCGATCGTTACTCATTTTGAGTTATTAATGCCATGATAACCCAATCTGAGTAGCGAGTCAATAGCAAATGGCCTTGATTTTACTCAATATGCGAAAACATCTTTACATTATGGGTTATGCGATATAAAATCGAAACATAACGCGAGGAGGTAATCACATGAGCTTTGGCACACGTTTTGCACGGCGCTATATTATGCTGAAATTCCCCTGCTTCGAGCAAAATATATCATGGGGCACGCCGACAGCAAGATGACATCAGACGTGTATACCCACCTCGACGGAGCCAGTTTTGAGAACCCTTATCCCGTCCAAACAGAGCTATTAAAATCATGCTTTACGGTGAATTTACGGTTATTGCCCGGAAAGGACTGCAAACAAGGCATTGCACACTGACTCTTAATCAGTGGGTCCCCGGTTCGAGCCCGTGAAGGCGCACCACCCCAAAACCTCGTTACTGTAGTGGTTTCGAGGTTTTTTATTTTCATTTTATAATGCGTGATAGTGCATAAAACAACATTATTTTTACGGTTATTTACGGTGACTTACGGTAGACTTTACGGTGAAGCGCAAACGCAAAAAAAGCCCCGGCCGGATTTCTCCAGTCGGGGCTCTTCTGCTGCCGGTGTATGCCGCGAGGGTCAGACACCGGCGCTCTGTTTGTTTTTGTCCGGAATCACACCGGCTTGTTCTTCTCGACAAATGCCATCAGCGCCAGCCATCCCTTGACGGCCTCATTGATTTCGCCCTGCTTGGCCGCCACTGCTTCGATCGCTCTGTCTCTCGCCTGTTCGGCCAGAAACAGCCGGTTATTCAGGTCGGGCAGGGTTACATTATTCAGGTTCAGCAAGCTTTTCTTCGCCGCGTCCAGTTCGGATTTCACCGTCCCGAGCTGCCCGGTCAGTACCGCGATCTGGCTGTTTGCTATGTCCATCTGGTCTTGCGGTATGCCGGTCTCGAGATCGTGAAGCAGTTCCAGCATGACCGTGACGCACTCGGTATCAAACGTGTCGCCGTTGCCGGCCAGCTTGTTCGCGGTCTTGAACGACTGGA